CCTGCTTTGACAACAGCTTCAGGATTATAGCGAACTGCTCTGTAAAAGCGGCGATAAAAGTCTTCAGTAGCACGATAGAAACGAGCAAAGTTACGAGAAGAGAAGGCAAGTTGTGAACGAACCAAAGGATTATCTACATATTGTAGAATTTGGTTTGTTGCCCTTTCCTCTACCGCTTCAGCTAGTTTGCGCTTGGCTATATTAGTAGCAGAAGTTACCTTCTTAATATCTTTTGGATCTATGTCTTTCAAGAAAGATGCAATGAAGGCATCGTAAAATCCGCTCTTCTTCATTTGCTTACGGATACGAACCATCTCATCTAGAACTAATGGCTCTCTGGATAGACGTGAGTTAGATAGACCTAACCAAGTCCAACCCTTTGTCATAAGAGATGCGGTATAACTACCAGAATCAGATACTGGAACTAGCGTTGGACCAACAATATACTCAGGTAACTCATCTACTAGATTAGGTAAATCATCTAAAGATAGTTTACCGCTAATTACATAGCGGCCTAACTCTTCATCATAGGTACGGATTTCATCTAACAGCCTAGTATTTAAGGCTGGATTAGGAACATCAACTTTACCTCTAGTAAAGATTTCCTTTGCTCTCTTTACAACTAACTCTGCTTGTTGCCATTCATCTTGACCTCTAGCAGCAAGGCGAGCATCTTTAGCAAACTTAGGATTATCTTGTATCCACTTGAAAACTAAATCAACTACATTATCTTGATCTAGATTAGCAACAGCAATAGAGCCTAGTTCATCGTTGCTGTAGTATCCAATACGCATTAACCAGCCCGTCATTGCAGCTTCATCTTCAAGGCCAAGGCTAAGTTTTGAAAAGCCTCGTTCTCCGCGAGCGCGAGCAAATCTATTAGCAGGTGTATTTATTTCAAGAGCAGATACTCTTACGCCAGTGCTTTTCTGTAGATTTACAGTTCTGGTGATGTAATCATTACCAGTAACGAAGTTGAATCCACCTTCAGTTACAGTAGATAGTGTGTCTTCAATATTACCGTAGATAATCTGCTCAGTAAGTTCTTCTAACTCATCTTGGAACATAGGCTTAGCGCCAAATCTTGCACGGAAACGATTTAGGCGACCTTCAGATAGAGCCTTTGCTAAGATTATTCTAGCCTGACCTGCTACCCCGCCTTGGGTCTTTTCTTTCAGCGTTGCTATCTCATTATCAATATCAGTCTTACGGACAACATCTGCTGGGCCAAGAAGTGATTTTTCATCTTGAAGTTTCTTGATAATAGCCCTAGTTTCGCGGATAGCATCATCAAGTCCTGCAACTTCATTGGCATACTTCTGAGCTTCTTTTTTATTTACAATACGCATCAATGCGCCAAGAGGATCTTCAGCTCTACGCTCACCTTTGGTAAGTCCTTTGCGAACACCAATAGCAGTATTTAACCGAGTTGAAAGAGAACGAGATTTAGCAAGACCCCAAGGTGTAGTCTGACCAATCGCAAGATTTACCATAAGGTCTTCAGTAGCGTTACGAATAGCATAACGAGGACCCGCTAAAGTCAAGAATGACCAAGCGCCAGTCATTCTATCTACCCAGTCTTTATTGGCTTGACCAAGAGCTTTAGATATCCAAGTGCCTCTAAAGGCAGCTCTATCTAAATCTACTAAACTTGGAGCAGATACAAAGTTATTAAAGTCAGAAGGGATAGCACCAAGTTGTTCTGTTCCGTCCTCTATAACAGAAAACTTTGTTTGCAGTTTTCCTGTTAAGCGGCGTACAATTTCTTGACCAGATGATGTAACATTTAATCCACGGATTTCAGCAATAGTAGTATACAAACCGTAAAATATTTCTTTGCGCTGACCTACATCATCTATGGCACGGAAAGTTTCTTGGATTAACTGTGACTCTCTTCTTGGCATAACCAAGCGAGCAAGTCTGTAAATCTGTGTTGGTGCTTCCTCTGAAGTTACATCTAACATATCATCACGGAATAGAGGAGCTACTGCAAACTTACGCTTTGCGGTATCAATGCGGCGCATAATGCCTGCCATAGAAAGTCTGGCTATTTTTCTAGGATTAGTTCCAGGTTTTACTTCTGCGACTATAGCCTTAACGCCATCAATTAAAGTCTCTGAAATTCCATCAGTAGTAAGAGGCGCTCCAAAAAATGTGTCTTGGACATAAGATGCGCCCCTTTTATCAATATCAAAAAGTTTACTAGAAGATGTGGCTACAGCAATTCTTGCTTTACGTGTTGAGCTAAGCGTAGGTAGGATAACGCGCTTACGAGCAATACCACCTTTAAGTACATTCAAAGCATCTTGAGTGTTCTGGAAATATGCTTGAGCAGTTAAAGCATTAGTTACTGGTATATCTGCTTTTAGAAAATCATCAACTACAGCAGGCCCAAACTCTGGTGCCATAACTTTTAATCTATTAGTTGCATCAACCAATTCGTTTGCATTTTTAGACTTACGAGCCTCACTAAGGCGATTCAACTGAACGCCGTAGGTATCCCAAAACTCTTTGCCAGTAGATGATGCAAAGTAATCTTGTAATTTAGTTCCGCCTTTAGCGTAGTTACCTACAAGCACATCTAACGAATACTTAGATACTCTGTATAACTGACCTACTTTAGCGCCAACAATTAACGGATCCGCAAAAATACGATAAGCAGCATCTACTGCTCCTGAAATTGCTTTATAGAAAAAGCCTGAGCCTTCAAGTTGGCGAGGTAATACTAAGTTTGCTATTAGCCTACCAGGAGAATACTTGGAAGCCTGAACTGCATCTAGTGTATCTTGAAATAAATCTTGTTCTGCTTGAGTTCCAGCTTTTTTGTATGCAAGTTGCACATACTTTTGTTCTTCTGGAGTAGCAGAAGCTATAATCTTTTCTGGTTCTTCGCCTGCAGCAATACGCATTGCAATAGTAACTGCAGTATTACCAAACCTAGCGCGAGCATCTCCAATGCGACCAGGATTAAATACCTTGTCACCTTTATCATTCGCTTCATCCCAAGCATCAGCAAGGTTTATGCCTTGAGTCGCACCAATAGCAGCAGTTCTATAAAGACGAGTTGAAAAATCTGATACGTTCTGTAAGCCAGCCATTAACTTACCGCCAGCATTCCATACAGCTCCACCTGTATAGTGCCAAGCAGTACCTAACACGCCTTTGTCTGGCTTAGTTACAGGATCTTCTGTGCCAAATGTTTGCACTAAAGATTGCTGTTGTGAAATTGGTTTTGAGTTGTAAACTTTATTGGCTACACCTGCTGGAAGATTATTAAGTTGCTTGTTTACAGCTACTGCTTTGATAAGAGCATTAACTTCACGCTTCTCTGCTTCAGTTAGTCCAGCAGCCATTGATGCGGCTTTGAGGCTATCTGACATTAGTTACCTCGCGCTAGTGCCTCTTGATACAAAATAGCAATTTCGCCAGTATCATCAAAAGGTAGTAGTTTGGCTAAAGTATCTGATGTTTTAACTCTAATTTGTGTTGCTCCCATAATTTCAGGACCAGGACCAGGACCCATTGCAATGCCTGCAGTAATCGGTTCATCGGCACGCTCTGATGGAGCATACAATGGAGTAATCTGACTTGGAGCCATACCCATACTTGATTGAGATGTAGGGCGTACATCTGGAGTCTTAGCTAGTGGAGCTCCTGCTTTATTAGCAGTGTTCTCAACACCTGAGCCATACTCTGTAGACTGAAATGACATACCATCTGTCCTCTTGGAGAATTTGCCTGGGCCTGCTGCTCCTGCGAGTGGGCCTCTAGCCATTTGGATCCTCCATCTTTTCTAAATCTGATGTAAATTGTTCCCACACTTTGGAAACCTTCGTTGTTCTATTTGCGTTGTATACCACTAAATCTAAAATCTCTGAGGCGAACATCTCTATGGCTCGCACTATGTTAACGAATAGACCTGCGAATATGACTAAAGTATCTGCAAGATGGACAGAGCGCGGTATAAAATCTTTATCTTTATCCACGCTCTATCCTCTCAACTAATAACATTAAGCCTTCTTGCCTTTACGACCTGCTGGGATATAGCCAAATCTAACTTCTCCGCCTTTTGGCTTAGGAGCGCTAGTTGAGCCTTCTGTTGGCTTTGCCATTGAAGCCTTTGCACGACCACCTTTTTTCATATTCATATTACACCTCCCTAGCCTGCAATAGATGCGAGTAATGTAGCGATATCTGGACGAGAGCCAGCAGCAGGGGCCGCACCCATTTGTTCTTGAGTTGGCTGCGAGGCAGGAACGGGGGCCATACCTGCTGCTGGAACTTGTTCGCCCATCATTTCTGCTGGGACTTCTGGAGCTGGTTCTGGAGCAAAGACTTCTTCAATTATCGTCTCAAGTTGTTTACCTTTTTGGCGACCCTTAATAACTTCTGCGATTCTAGAAACAATCTGAGAAGGATCTTGACCTTGGGCTGCAAGTGCTGGAATGGTCTGAGCATACTGAGCAACAGCAATACGTAAAGAATCGCGCATCTCTTCAATATCAACACGCTGCTCTTCTTGAGTAACATTTAGCTCCATAGGAATTTCTCTGCGTACATAGTCACGCGATACGAGTTTGTCGCTTCGCATCTGTAGTAAGGCAATAATTGCATTGTTAGGATTCATACCAGACATAATGCCGTAACGGACATCTACTCCGTACTCACCAGCAATCTGTCTGCTTGGTACATACTTCATATTAAACGGCGTGCCATCATCAACGCCTCTGATTTCCTTGGTCATAGAACCAAAGATTTTCTCGTCAACCTCAAGGCATAGTGATACCAGTTCGGTAAATAGTCTTGCGAACTGTGCCTGTGCTGCACGTACTTGTGTATCAAAGCCAGCTTGTAGGGCTTGTACGCCGCGACCTGTGATGATAGATGCGTCAACGTTACCGCTACGTACTTCTGGATAGCGTGAACCTAAGCGTAGTTCTCGCTCTAGTACGCTGGACTCAGTAAAGACTCCAGGTGGAAGTTCTAGTGGCACACGGCGGATACCTTGCGGATTAGCAGAACGCATAATCGCATCAGGACCAAGAGCTAGTTCCTGTACATCTTGTGGTATAGCAATAGGTGCCTGGATAGACTTCTCTGCTGCTTGAATCTGTAAGACTGCAAAGCGAGCACGAGCAAGTTGTACTGATAGAACATCATCGAACTGACCGCGTGCTTCTCCGTCTAGGGATGAACGCATTGCAACGCGTGCCAGACACTTACCAATAGTGTTAGGTAAGTTCATTAAAACTAGATTATTACGATCTGGGACGTAGATTAGGTCCTGGTCCTTGTCGTGATAACGAATCATTGTTATGTAAGGAGAGGCAGAGGCATAAGCCCTATTGGTGATTATCTGGTCTCTGAACTCTGGATATTGCATTGATAGAGTTTCAGCATCAGTAGCAATCACTTGAGTGATTGATATACAACGACCAAAGCGGTCCATCTCAGGATAGACACCAAAAGGATTTAATAGACGGATACGAGGATTGTTTGTCTCATAATCCATCTCTACCATTGCTGGTAGTAAGCCATAGGTGTTAAACCAGTCAGCTCCTTGAT